GCTAACTATGGCAAGTTCTGATGTTGTAACAGCTTCTGTAACTTCAACTGGTGACATGACCACTAATCGTTCAAGACTTCGTGGTTTTGTAGTTTCAGGTGGATCTTCAGATGGCACAGTTACTTTTAAAAATACTAGTTCAGGGGCAACACTATTGGTGTTGCCTGTAAATGCTGACACCACAGAAACACTAAATATTCCAGACAATGGCGTATTGTTTTCAAGTGGCATACATGCAACTTTATCTAACATAGATAGAGTAACTATATTTTTTACAGGTTAAAAAGGAGTATTAAATGGTTTATAAAAGAACTAAAGGCTATGGCATGGGTGGCATGGCTAAAAAAACTAAAGGCTATCGTGGCGGTGGTATGATGAAAAAAACCAAAGGCTACAGAGCTGGAGGTAAAGCTACCAAAGGTTATAGCAAAGGCGGTAAAGCAACTAAAGGTTACAGAAGAGGCGGCGCTGCTAAAAAATAAATAAAAAGAAGATTGAGGTATAAATGCCATATTTGATGAGCAATGTCCCATACTTTAAATGTTGGGTCAGAAGAGAGTTCACATGTAATCATTTACGCTATCACGGAGAGTATTTACATGCGCTAGCAATAGCTGTAAATACTATCCCTGATAGATCGTTGAGCTTTCAAGTCGTCTTTACCGGATGTGAGATAGACGATGAAGATTGGGAAGAAGGTAATATTCACGGTGGTGCTATGTGGGCAAGAATGCCTATCCAGGCATTAGTTGCTGATGTACCTTTAGATGAATGGCCAGAACCTATGGAAGATCATTTGTGTCAACCATGGGATTGTGAATCCAGACATCATTCAATTATAACTATGGATAGAGTAAGTTCTTCTCCATGGCTTTGTAAAATTAATAATGAGTTTTATCAAGGTAAATATTTATTTACTGTAGATTATACAGACCATGAGATAGCAGATGATCCTGCTCAACATAAGCAATCACATGTGATATATTTAACAGACGCTGGAAAGTGGACTGGTAATATAGTTGCACTTCCTAACAATAGAGTTAGAGCAACTAGCCCAGCCTTGTGGAGAACTGGCGAAGGAGCACCTGATTTTACTCCTTCACAACATCTGCATTCTGCTGAAGGCCATGAAAGTTATTTAGATCCTAGAATAACTTTTAATAATTTATATAGTGATGAGGATTAAACATGGCAACATCAAACAGTACAAACTTTGAACCAAATGTCGCAGAGTTTATTGAAGAAGCTTATGAAAGATGTGGGTTAGAGTTAAGAACTGGATACGATTTAAAAACTGCAAGAAGGTCTATTAATTTGATGTTAGCTGAGTGGGCTAACAGAGGATTAAATCAGTGGACCATATCTGAAGGAACTCAAACAGTCACTGAGGGTACTAGAGAATACACATTAAATTCTAATGTAATAGATATTTTAGATGTGGTGTTAAGAAGAACTGAAGGAGGCACTACTACTGATACACAAATGTCTAGAGTAAGTAGAAGTGAATACATAAATATTCCAACTAAAAGCACTAAAGCTAGACCTAGTCAATATTTTGTAGATAAACAAAACTCTGCTGTTTTAAAAATATGGCCCGCTCCAGAAAACTCTACAGATATTTTGGTATTTAATAAAATGGTAAGAATGGATGATGCAGACAAAGCAACTAACACTATGGATTTACCATTTAGATTTTATCCTTGTTTTGTTGCTGGCTTGGCTTATTACTTATCTATGAAAAAAAATCCACAATTAACACCGCAACTAAAATCAATTTACGAAGAAGAATTTAGAAGAGCTGCTGATGAAGACGAAGATAGAGCTTCTTTTAGAATTACGCCATACTCACAAGGATAATAATGGCTTACGCAAAAGGTAAACAAGCATACGGAATATGCGACATATCTGGGTTTAGATACAAACTAAAAGATATGAAAAGAACTTGGGATGGATTATTAGTAGGTCCTGATCAATGGAACGAAAAACATCCACAACTAGAACCAAGAAAACATACAGTAGATCCAGAAGCTTTATTTAATCCTAGACCTGATCAAGCAGAAGATGGCGGAACAGGATTTGTTGTAATTACTGCTCCAAGCATAACAACAAATTTTTCCATGCTACCTAATACTATTCCTAGTAAATTTGAATTAGCAAAATTATCTAGTAATTTAGGATCAATTACTGTTATTGAAAATGATGATACAACATCTGTTGATGTGTCTGGGGTATCAGCTTCTAGTTCTTTAGGAGCACCAACCATTACAGGTAATATAACTCAAGATGTTTCAATTCTAGGTTACGCTGCTACTAGTGTTTTAGGCACTCCTACGGTCACTAGTACTTTTACAAACTTTACTATTACAGTTGCTTCTGGAACAAACTTTTATGGAACTGGTAATAAATTCTACGTAGATGGCGTAGTCAGTCCTACTTTAACTTTAAATGAAGGACAAACTTTTAGATTTGACCAATCTGACTCAAGTAATTCTGGACATCCTTTAAGATTTTCAACAACGGCAAATGGTACTCATGCTATTGGTGGAGCTGAATACACCACAGGCGTAACTACTAATGGAACTCCTGGTAATGCTGGAGCATATACTCAAATAACCGTTGCAGTTGGAGCATCAACACTCTATTATTATTGTACTAATCACTCTGGTATGGGAGGACAAATAAATACTCCCGGCTAATTTGATATAATTTAAATATGACTTACACAGAGCTTACTAATTTAATTAAAAACTTTTGTGATAGCACAGAAACTACTTTCGTTAATACCATTGCAGACTTTGTTAAAAATGCTGAAGAAAGAATTTTTGAATTGGTACAATTTGATTTTTTTAGAAAAAGCGTTAGCGGTAATCTAACTGCTGGAAATAGATTTTTAACTGCACCTTCTGATTACATAGCTAGTTTTTCTTTAGCAGTAATAGACTCAAGTGGCGATTATCACTATTTATTAAAAAAACATCCTAGCTTTATGCAAGAGTATTCAGAAGATCCAACTGATACCAATTTAAGAGGACTGCCTTTGTATTATGCAGAATATGATAAAGAACTATCTACTGGCTCTGATAATGGTTCTACTTTGACAGTAAGCCCAGTACCAGATTCAGCTTACAACGTAGAATTAAATTATCTTCATAAACCACAAAGTTTAACTTCAGCTACAACTGGAACTTGGTTATCAACAAATGCAAGAAATGCCTTGCTTTATGCTTCTTTGGTTGAAGCCTACACATTTTTAAAAGGAGAGCCAGAATTAATAGGTCAGTATGAAAAAAGATTTATGGAAGAATTATCAAGACTTAAAAACAGAGCAGAAGGTAGAAGCAGAAGAGATGAGTATAGAGCTGATTCTCTTAGAACAAATGTAACTTAAATAAAAAAAATGGAGAAGATTCAAGAACTTCAAGGTAAAAAAATAGCTATAGTTGGCTTGGGAAAAAGTTGGTTTGATTTTGCATTAGCTAGATCTAATGGTGAACAGTTTGATGAAGTATGGGTAATCAATGCAGTAGCTAATGTAATTAAGCATGATAGAGTTTTTATGTTGGACCCAGCTTCCAGATTTTTAGATAGCGATGACGCTGGACTACAAACCAATGGTATGAAAGAAGTTTTGTTAAATCATGAAGGTCCTATATATACATGTGAATTAGATGATCGTTGTCCAGGACTAGTTGAATATCCAATTGAGCAAATCGTAGAAGAAAACAATTCTTACTATTTAAATAATACAGTTGCTTACGCAATAGCTTTTGCTTATTGGCATAGAGTTGGTTCTTTGCATTTGTTTGGTATAGATTTTGGTTACAAAGGTAATTTATATTTTGCTGAAGCTGGTAGAGCTTGTTGTGAATATTGGTTAGCAAATTGCATGAATGCTGGCATAGAGGTAGGTGTGGCCGCATCTAGTTATTTATTAGATACAGCGGTAGAGTCAGAAGAAAAACTTTACGGTTATCACAGATTAGAAGATCCTTTAATTGTTGATTATGATTCTGACAAACAAAGATTAAAAGTTAGAAAAAAAAGTGTTAAAAAAGAAAAACAATATATACCTCAACCAACCTTTGTTGGTAGAGAAGATGGTAAAGCAGAGATACAATTAAAAGAAATAATAGAAGAAAGTCATAACGAGCCAAAAAAATGGTAATAAAAATAACTCCAGATGGAATGCCTCAATTAGGCATAGTAGAAACAAAGACATCAAATTTTGGTGGACATCCTCCAGAATTTTGGGCAGAAAGATTAGCTGAAAAAATAGTTGGTTATTCTGAAGACAATGAACCTCACGTCTTAGAACAAGCAAAAGCATATAGAGAACAAATAAAACAAGTTTGTTTAATTTATATAGAAAATGCTATAAAATCTTACAAAGCCACTCTTATTCAAGAGTTGAATAAAGGTGGTGAAGAAGAACTAGCTAAAATTGTTTTAAAACTTTAGCTATTTTATGAGGAAAAAACATGGCAATAACATCGACACTAACTACTAGTTTTAAAACAGAACTATTAACTGGAACTCACAACTTTACTAACAGTTCTGGCGATACTTTTAAACTAGCGTTATACACAAGCTCTGCTACTATGGGAGCAACTACAACTGCCTTTACAACTTCACAAGAAGCAAGTGGTACTAACTACACTTCTGGCGGAGGTACTTTAGTTAATGTAACTCCTTCAGCTACTGGTACTACAGCTGTAACTGATTTTAATGATCTTACTTTCAGCACAGCTACTGTTACTGCTAGAGGTTGTATGATCTATAACAGTTCTGATTCTAATAAATCAGTAGCTACTATAGATTTTGGTGGAGATAAAACTTCTACTGCTGGAGACTTTACTATTGTATTTCCAGCAAAGGCAGCGGCCACAGCTATTAT